CTTTGGCGTAATGACGTCAAGAAGTATTTCACAGATTTTACATCATGTTCGGATGTGAGTGTGGTAGCTAGGACACTCAGTCAATCTACAGTTCAAAGGTTGTAATCACGACCCATAATTGCCCGAACAGCAGCACAATCGATACTCCATTCTCCTTGGAGCAACAAATCGATGAGATGAATCATCTCAGCGACGTCGATATTATAGCGCTTACACAAGTTATGTAGTGGAACGCGACCTAAGTCGGTGCCAGAGATACTACGAAACTTGTCGAGGGCAGAGTGGTTAATTTCAACATCATCAGGGAACCGCTGACGTAAGGCATCGTGGAGTGCGTGATCTCCGCAGTGTTGCATGGACGCAACAAGTGCACAATTAAAGAGATAAGCACGCAGGTCAAAGGAACCACGACCCGGATAATCACCGACACACTGGCCGATGGCGCGAAGCAACATACCTAAATTTGCAATCGCGTCTACCTCGCCAACTTCCGTGTACACAGGATTGTGTTTCAGAAAGGTAAGTTGTTCGAAGTTGTCAACAAAGTCGGCAGTGACATTCCACCCGGAATGATCAAAGCAATTACGAATAGCTATTTTCGCATCTGCAATGGTCATATTGGAATAATCAATAGCCATAATTTGAACGCCAATACACAGGCTAGCGACATTGTTGAGAAGTGTGGTCAGCACACTACCAGAATACTCTACATAGTCAACGGGAGTGAACCTAAGCTTACTACCACGTGTACCATACTCCATTGGGGATGAGAGTTGATCCACCAATGCTTTCATAACGCATTTATACTGGGGTGGTGTGATGTGTATAAGGAACATCATCACACTGGCACCCTGGGAAATGTCACATGTCGCTAAGTCACCATTACAGTACAATGGACCCTCAGATGTGAGGACGCGAAAAAAGTTATCATCTCCTTTAAAATAGAATGCGTTCTCTACGAGAGCACGCTGAAAACTAACACGAAGACTGTTGCGATCCGCCTTGACCAAAGACGAACAGAAACCGTGTGCGCACCGAAAATCTTGGCCGAATGCCACCAAATAGGGTTTAATCAAATAACCTAAAAGTGAAGCTGTGGTACTCATATCCACAGTAAGACGACCATACTTACCGGGTTTAGCAAATTCATCCTTCTTGAACTTCGCAATAACCCGACCCGCTAATATGAAATTATGCTCGGTGCAATCTGTAATTCCATACTCCTCTAATTCGCGTAAAGCCGCTAGCCGGAGGTGGCGCTTGGTGTGAGGTATCTTTGCGTTGCGCCTCACTTGCTCGCCGTGCGAGCTCACAACCCCGTCAAACCCGGATGCTAAAGCCAACCCCACAGAAGCTCGAAGGAGCTCTGAATGGGGATGCATAGCGTCTGACACAACGTAATCATGCCACTGCAACCGATGAAAAGCAACTCGCCAACGATCTCGCTCAGATGGTCGAAGGTGGTTGCAGTCAATGCGACGGCAGCAGTAACATCCAATGGGCACACGTCGACACCGGCGATTGTCCAAATCAACCGGTAATACGCCGCTAGGGCGGCCAAGAACGTCAAGCTGGCGCGCCCGACAGAATAAAGCTGGTAAGCCATTCTGATCGTGTTTCTCATGGTGGTGTCGATAAGCTGCGACAGAGTAGTTTTCCCTATTATTGGCCAAGGTAACCCCCATGTGGGGAAAGATAGGCCCCCCGATAGAGCGGTATGCAGTGTTGACATGGCGAACTCGGTGGTCAACACCGAATTCTCCAGACAACAACGCAGCACGGGAGGCCCGATTATCCCCAACGAACAAACCATTATGCACATAGGGAGGTGCTCGTATAACACTTTCGTGATAGATACGGACAATGGTTCGTGGCCAGGGATGGGGACCGGATAGTTTAAACTAACTAAGCTAACAATGCGTTGGTTGGCGCCAGCATTAATGGCATGAAGTTTATACATAAGACATTTCTGAAAGACAGCGTCGATCAGATTAAGGTCAGTAAACTTATACACATTGAGGCAGCCGTGTGTGATGGTGTTCCATATTCCGCCATTGTCACCCAATCCCATGGTGAGAGCATAGGTGGTGAGGGTGGCTAGCTGTTCCGATTGCAAAACAACCAGACGCTTAAACCGGAAACCATGATGGTACATTTTAGCATCCATAGGGTCTAACACAAAGTTACGTACAACTGGAATGTACATAAACATTGCGGACAGGGGGTTGGCGATCCACTGACTCCATATACCATCAATAAAGGTGGGACGTATAGAGTATAACCACGTTTGTTCAAGACGTGGAAGTGGATTGTCAACAGGCGGCACAGGTAACCCAACAGGTGGGGGGTTAAGCTGTGGATCACCATTAGCTACAACAACCTGTCCAGGAACGGGATTCTGGTCAGGCGGAGCAATGGCGACATCAGCGTTCTGGACCAGAACAACTGGCATCTGTCCGGGAACAACAGGGACAGGTATAACAACAGGAGGGGGTACACCACCAAAAACGGCGGGAGGGCCCCTGATTCGCGGTGGGCGTGCAGGTCGGTTTCCACCAGCGTTAGCAGGTGGGCCCTGACGTGGAGCAGGCCGCACAAGGCGGTGTCCTGTTGCGTCTAGATGTGCAAACAATTCAATGCGACTATTAAAGCGCAAGCCACAATTGGGGGCATGACACCTAAGCTGGCGATCTACATCGTCAGAATTGGTAGCCTCTCCATTACTTCCGTTGAGCGTTGTACAAGCTGACGCACCGGATGTAAACTCAAAGGAGTCACTAGGATGTATAACGCGCACACGACGCGGTCTGGGATCCTTGCGAACAATCCATTCAAGCCAATCTGACATAGCAAAATCAGCAGAGCTCACCTTGACATCGTCATAATGCACATAAGCACCATAAACAGCGTGAGGGGGTAAGCGACAATTGTGTCTTGGTGAACTCACAAGAATGCGGTTCACAGGTTTAAAGTCGACATGAAATTCACGATTATGTGGGAGCAAATGTTCCATATTAGTACCTACCAAAAGGTCCAACCAATGGTGAACACTGGGAAGGATCTCAAATGGAAAGGAATTATCTAAAACAGAGCGCTGCTCAACCGGAGTAACAGTGAGATGTTGAAGCACAACCAGGGGTCGCATAGTAAGTAAAAAGGCACACCGTGTCCTACTAGACTGTATACGTGTCTTAAACACAGCCAGGGTCATCCGAAAATGGTCCAAGCGGTTCGCCCACGCAATCGCACGTCGGTACAATATGTGTGGGTTAACAGGTAAACTAGAGTAGAAAGCAGACGGTTGACCCGCATTATAAGTGTATAACTTGCCAGACTGCAAAGCCTTGAGCTGAGTGTGGCGAAGTGGTGAATAACAAGCTTTATAATACAGGATAAAAACGGCAAGTTCAAAACTGTGCTGAATCAAAGGCATCCCTCGCACAAACCAGCCGTCCTGAAACAGTAGGTGCTGTGCGGTGTACAATTGTTCAAGCTCAAGTTGCTCACTTGCGGGACAAGTAACTCCACGACCAGGCTTACGCGAGGAGTAGAGTGGTTTCTTGTCACGTCTTGGTGGCTTTTCATCTTTTAAGCGACGGTCCGGATCTTTATTAACACTATCTTTATGGCGTACATGACTTCCATCGTCATGGCGCTGCCCAACATTACGACCAGCAGCAACTTTACGTTTGTCAGCGAGGGTGAATTTATGATTTTTCTTGGGCATAGTTAATAAAGGAGTAACCAGAAGGTTACGTCTAACGAACAATCTGCAGTATGGCAGTACATTCCGGTAATGACCGGGGCGGCGTGTAGGATGGATGAAGGGAATCATGGGGAAAGAACAACTAAAGAAGAACGCGACCTAGAGCCTCAGCAGACCGTGGTAGTACCATGGGAACAGTGGCCGCTGCAGTGGCGGACAAACCATCCATGAGAAGTGAATAGTTGTCGCGGCTGGGGTCAGCACGCTGACGCATCCCCATGCCAGCGAGTGCAGAAAGCACAGCCGTGGCACCGGAGACATCACTATCATTCTCAGTACTACTAGGAGCAGCAAGTCGACCGTATGCTTCGCAATGTGTGATGATGTCAACCTGGTACGTAGAACCAGCGACACCTGTAAACATGCAATACAAAACGGGGCAACCGACAGAGCCAAGGGCGGCGGTGCCAGTAAATTGTGCTGTCTGAGCGGGATCCGTGAAAAACTGATTTGAGGTAGAGTAAGGGTACGCAACAGATGGGATATCTGTGCTGGGATCAGCAGAGCACGATAACTCTGAATCCCTAGCGGTGGGACCGCAACAAATCTCAAATGGCTCACGTGAACATGCACGAAAGATAGCACCACGCTCAAGCATCAAGTTGCTGGTTCCGAAACCAGTGCAGTTGAGATGCTGAGGGGTGGCAAGCGCATAATAACCACCAGACATATTCATGGTGGTACCTGTGTAAGTGATGCGCATCCCACAAGATACAACACGCCCGAAGGTGTGGAACTCAGTGGTGCCGGCATCGATATTACAATTGGCAATGTTATACGGACCATTACCAGCATGGTAAGCAATAACACCAGTCTGCAACGTGTTGTTGGCAGAGTAGATAGTGATATTACTCAAGGTATAACTGTTACCGGAAGCCCACGCATTGACATTTCCAGCGTCAGAGAAGACGGTTGGAGAAACACACACGAACCCATGTCCACCAGTACCGACCAAGACGGTCATAGTCTGGACTAGGGCGTATTTGTGTGTGGGAATGGATGCGTTAGGTACACACACATTCTGACAAGCGGGGTGAAATGGTCGAGTCATAGCCAATGCAAATTTGGCTGAGCACTTGGACATTTTCACAGTTCCAGTTAAAACCCTCATGGCTTTGCTGCTGCGGGCCACAATTGGTGCGATGATGGGATCGGCGAACTCCTCGATTAGGCGGGTTGCGCGTTTTCCTACGACACGTTGTGACATCTTTCGTAATGCGGCCGAAACCACCCTCGAGGGGCGGGAGGCGCGCTTCTTCTTCTGTTGTTGTTGTTGGCGTTTTCTTGTCATGATTCATGAATTTTGAATGGTATACATAAAGTATACGTCTAACGGACAAAATAGGCACTACACGGGTAAGCCAATGGGCGTCAACCTAATGAGGAGCAACGATGCGTATGGGCATGGTTGGAATGAGCTCTAATACCAA